CAGAGTGTTCACATCCTGCAATGCCTCAATCGCATCTTTCTGGGTGTTGAACCACGTCTCATCGATGGTCTGTCCGTTGCTCCGTGCGCTTAATGGCATGGCTTAAATCTCCCTCAGCTTGAAAGTCGCAATCATAGATTTGAAATCGAAATTCTTTTTCACGATCTTGTACCGCCGCGATGAAGGGATCTGGAGCGACCAGAGTCCGCGAGGGAGCGTCGCCGTCTCGCGATCTCCGCAAATGGCCAGCCCGCAGATGGGGAGCGGGAACTCGGTGGGAACGTAAACTGTCGGATAATCAACAAGAATTCGATCCAAAAGATTCAGCGCCACCACTGTATCGTTGATCGGCGTCTGCAATTCCATCTCCTGCTTTGGGAACCCAAACTCAGAGACGAGCTCAGCCTGGATCGCCAGCTGCTTCGTGTTGTCAGTAACCAGCGAGGAGCTCAGCTCTTTCTTTCTCACCCCATGCAAACGGACCGAGGTTGAGTTCTGATAAACCGCCGACGCCTGGCTCCAGGTAATGTAATTGAAAATGCGGTTTTTTCCGTTTGTGATGTTTTTAACATTCACGATGTTCTCAGCTCCAGCGGTTGAAGCCTGGCCGTAGAATGTTCCAATCACCGAAGCGGTGGCTGTTCTCGGAGTCACATAAACGACGCCGCTCACAATTTTGAGAACTGAGTTGGAGATCAACAGCAGCTCGTCCACAGCCTTTTTCACAGTCATGTTCTCCAGATCCGCCACTGCATCCAGCGCGGTATCGAGAGAGGGATCGATGTTCAAAACATCAACCGTGAGCAGAGAGGTGATCTCTGTTTGGTTCAAACAGGTAAACAAAACCTCAGAGACCAGATCCCCGTTGGCAACCGATGAGAAAGGCACAACCACTCGGGAGAACAGCGCCTCGTATCCGAGAGCGATGAAGCTAACCACTTCTCGACCAGCCTCCTCGGTTAGCGATTCATCGGAGAGAAGTCCCCAGAAAACGTCCGTCTCCTCGCAGAGAATCGCCTCTCCGCAAATAGCGCTCCCGCAATAGGGCAAATCATCGGCCTCGAGAAATGTAATTCGGACCTTCGCATCCGCGCGCGCGTAGCGAAAGATGGACTGATAGATTCCGATGTCAGAAAATAATCCGTCCCTGTTGTTCAGATCCAATTTCACAGAGCTGTTGCGGAACACCCCGATCTGGTACTCGCTTGAATCAGTATCGACAGTGATGGCACCAAGTCCCTCAACGTATTTGGTGACCTCGATCTCCGTTGCGTAGTTACCCGACTCATCGAAGGGAGTGATGTAAACTCTGGTGCGGCTCAATCGACCACCTCTGTGAGATCAAATTTGACCACCACTCCATTCGCATAAATGCCCTGGTAGAAATCGTTTACCAACTCCGAAGCGCATTTCATCAGGTACCAGTCCTCTAGACGGTAGCCTTTTCTCACCGAAGAGAATTGCGTCTCACTCCCGCCCGCGATCCACATCAGAAACCCATCGTTCTGAGCATGGAGATTCTCGATCAGATCCAGATCGCCAGAGTCGCTCGTAACCGTCAGGCTCAGCGAGCATTGAAAGGATCCGATCTGCTCTCGAATGCTCTCTTTGCCGGAGATCATCTTGATTCGAATGCGGTTTCTCGAGAGCGTTGCCTTTTTAATCTGAGGCCAACCGTTGAACTGGCCGATCTGTTGCGTAGCCAGCAGCTGAAAAAGATATTTATCCTCGTTTGCCACCATCGTCCCTCGGATGGTTAGCAAGATCTTGATTGTCTCCACCGCAGTGAACTGATGGAACTTATTCTCAGCCGTGTTTACGGTCTCATCGATGGCCGTACCCGGCATCGGTTGGTAGGCGGAGCCATCCCAGTATTCGATTTTGTAGGACTTAAAATTATGCTTTAACAGCGCGATGGAATCGATCGTTTTGTAGTCCCCGAACTCAACCAAGATGGTGGTGTTATCGGCATCCACCGAGGAGGTCGTCATCCAAGAGGTGCTGTTTGATCGATCAATGATCCTCCCGATGTAGTCGTTCCCCTGGCTGGCCGTGAGCACAACGGCGGGGTTGGAGTAATCGCATTTCGATTTCTCAAAGAACCTAATCTGGTTTCCCATTATGCACCCTGAATCGAGAGGCTGAGGTTAGAGCGCTCGACGAGCTTTGCTTCGATGAAATCCATGAGTTCCCCTTTCATCTCGAGAACGATGGTTGCGATGCCACCGCCTCCGGCTCCAGTTCCCGAGCGCGAGGCTGCTACGGAATTAACCACCTCGTCAAAGTTTCTCGTCGGAACTACCAACTCGCCAGGCATGGCCATCAACGGAATCGAATCGACTCCTTTGATCCCGCCCGAGAGCAAACCACCATCCGCTGCGGCCGTTACTTTACCCACCTGCTCCGTACCAAACGCCACGGCGGCGGCGGCGCCAGCGATACCGAGAGCCGGACCGATGATCGGAATTGTTGAAAAACCTGCGTAGATGTTCATTGCCGATTCAGCAGTTTTGATCACGATGTTGGCCACGGCTGCGACTTTCCCGATCCCCTTAAGCGTCGAGTTGCTCGAGCTCTGGAGAGCCGCGAGATCCTGGAACGCAGAGGCCGAGCCCTTCAGGATCGCCGAGTTCATGATCTGGTTTATCAACGCGTAAGCGGTGCCGAATTTCTGCTGGTTGATCAGGAAATCATTGTGCTCTTTGATCTGGATCGCGATCCGGTCCGCCGCAGCCTTCTGGCGAGCCTCGTTCTCCGTTAGGATCTGGGCCTGGAGCTGCTGTTTATTCTGCTCGAGGAACACCGCCTTCTGCTCGTCGCTGAGAGCCTGGTACTCCTCGTTGTTTGCCAGGATCTGGGCCTGGAAGATCTGCTCAGCTGCGAGATCCTCCGCCTTCTGCTGATCCTGGAGCTGGCGCACGATGGCCAGGCGCTCTTGCAGTTTGCCTACAATCTTGGCATTTTTCTCATCCTCGATCTGCTCGAGGAGCTGGATCTCCTCCTGCTGGAGCTTTATCGATTCTTCGCTTTCCTTCTGCAATTGATCGACGATCAGCTGGCGCTTCTCCGCTGCGATCTGCGCGATCAGCTGGGCCTTGGCTCTGCGTCTGGCCTCTTCGGCATCGGCATCGGCATTGTTCTTTGCTACGGCCTTGTCCTCGGCTGCGTCCTCCAGGGCCTGGCGCTCCTTCAGGCCAGCGTCCACCGTCTGGTTGTAGCTTTGCATCCCCGCCGCGAGCGCCGCCTTCGTTCTATCGAACCCCTGTTTTACGGCATCGAGATCAAACGTGAAAACGCCCTTCAAAATGTTGCCTAATCCTCCAGCAAGTTCGCTCACCGAGGTGGTAAACGCTGCGAAAACCCCCTGCATTCTGGGCCAGATCTCTCCCCAGTTGAGAGCAACCAGCGTCCCGATGGTGATGATCGCTCCGATGCCCGTAGCGCCTACGAGCCCGCGCGTGGCGATAGTCATCGCCGAGGTGGCAATCTCAGCCGCTGCGAGCGCCGCCCGGAGCTGTAGGAAGGCGATGCCTCCAGCAGCCACAGCCAGGGCCAGGCCGCTTACCACGGCCAGGCCAGTGCCAGCAGCAACGATGAAATCGACCAGCCCTTTATTGTCCCCGAGATATTTCAGGAGAGCCGTGGTTTTCTGGATCAGCAGCTCGAAAACAGGAGCTAATCTTTTGCCGATCTCCTCTTGCAAATCTCCGAAAGTGTTCTTTAATAGCTTGATCCCACCGAGGCCAGCAGCCGCAGCCTCAGCTTGCCCACCAAACTTTTTATTCAAGGCGTCCTGAATCGCAATCAGATTCTTAGCCTTATCCCCGGTATCGACGACCTCGATGCCCTGTCGTTTCAGTATGTCAGTATTCACGGTGGCCGCTTTTGAAACGAGATCGAACGCCTGTTTGAGATCAATCCCCTTCGCGGCTGCGAGATCCGCTACCGCCGTGGTCAACCCCTCTGTGATTTTGGTCTGTCCCAGGAGCCCTTGGGCCGAGGCCATCGCGGCTACGACCTCATCGTCATCGGCTCCGGTTTTCTGCTGAATCGCGGCTGCAATATCTTTGTAATCTTTCACGAGCTCGCGGGAGTAGATGCCCTGATTCTGGAGAGCCGCGGTTAGACGGTTGGTCGATTGCTCCGAGGCTCCGTAGGCTGCAACTGCGGCCACGGCCTCAGCGGAGAGAGCGGCGAATGCGATGCCAGCTGTTTTCGCTACGGTCTCCAGGCGATCCCCGAGCTGCTCTGTCCCCTTCGATGCATCGTCGAGAGCCTTTTGATAATCCTCGACGTCGCCAGCAATCCTAATTATGAGATCTGACACTATTTGCCTCCATGCGCTTTTCAACCTGACGCATGGCCAGGTGCTTCTCAATCATTTGCTCCTGCTCAGGATCTGTCACCCTCTTCTCCTGCGCAACGCCTGCTGGCTTAGCGATCTCCATTCCATGAACCCTCGCCTCGAAATCGGCCTCCTGAACCTCTCGGATCTGGATCGCCTGCAACCGCCAGTTGATCTCTCTCAGCGTTCTCGTCCAAACGTACTCTGTCGTCCACCCGTAGGCGGAGCAGAGGCGATCAAAAACTATGGCCCAGTTGGTTGGCTCTGAAGGCTTTTTTTTTCTTCCGATTCCGCAGCCTGATCGTCCATCATCGAGCGCGAGATACCGATCGTTTGCATGAGAGCCTGGAAGATCTCGAGCTTTTCTTCCATCCCGCTGATCAGCCAGAACAGCAGCTCGGCTCCGCCCTTTTTCTGAACGATCTCGACCCCTTCCTCGTTGATGAACTTAACCTCTCGCTGGAGGAAGTCCCTTTTGTCCTCCTCTTCGAGCTGGTGGAAGACGATGCGAGCGATGTGGAGCATTTTTATTTCCGAGAAAACCGAGGAGAGCGAGGCGCCGAACGTCTCCTGCAACCATTTCTCATCGGAGAGATTCACTGGCCTCAGGCGATACTCTTTCCCAGTTGATCGGAGATGGAATGTGGCTCCCATCGGATTCAGGTCTTCAAGTTTTATTGGCTTCATGCATACACTGTCGGTACAGTTTCAATTTAGCACAACTGAAAAATGCAATTTTGTAGGTACAAAACCTTATGAAAAAGATAAAGCCAGTCCGAAGTCACGTTCTCCAGATCAGGGTAACCGAATGGGAGAAGAACCGCATCGAAGGGCTGGCAAAGATATACGCCGGTGGCAACACCTCCCTCTGGGTGGCCTGGGCTGCGCTAAACACAGATCGCCAGAAGATCACCGATCAACAAAGGAAAGGGCGAGCGAGGAGAGTTAGGAAATGACCATCGACCCTTTGATCTCGATCTCAATTATCATGGTGACCATTATGATCCTGCTGTTGGTGGAGAGCGAATGAGAATCCCATGGACTGAGCTCACAAAGAAGCAGCTGGAGGCGAGGGTTTATTGTCGGCTGTGCCATCGATCCAACCTGGTGACGGCAAACGACAATCCATTTTTCTGGGCATCGTTCAAAGATCGGCCTGTCAAAATTCAAACCTGCGATCATTGCAAAATGCCGATGCGAATCCGCGTGGCCAGAGATGGCATCGAGCAGCTGGAGTAGAAAAAGAAAGGGCCGGGGTTTTCCAGCCCTGGCCCAAACCGACGTTCATCTCAGCGAGGAGATTAGAGCGCCTTCACATAGCGTAGATCAAACACGCCATCTTTCGCAGCATCGTAGAAAGCCTTGACCTTGATCTCGGCGTTAGCCCAGGCGTTCTTCTCGAACCCGATTGGCATACCGGAGCCGAGGCAACGGAAGCAATCGATCTCGGTCATCTCATCGTTCGAACGCTTCTGCGCGATAACGATGCAACCGAACTCAGGCATGGTCTGCGATGCCAGGCCGCCAATCCGAGCCGTGATCCCGCCGTTGTTGACCGGGCGAGTCTCGAACGTTGCCGATGATCCCGCTACGAGCGCGATGGTTCCTGAACCACCAGTGAGCTCAACTCCAGTGTTCGGGATCTCCACCGGAGTCGATGCCGTGATCGTGAGCGGAGTTTCTGTAATCTTCAGCAGATCCGTTTGATAAGTGAAGTCAGATCCGCGAGCACCATCAACGTCGCTCGATGCGTAGACATCAACGGTAGTGGCAGAAACATATTTCACCAGGTACTTTGCGAATTTCAGATCCGCCGTCTTTCCTGATTTCACCGACGCTGTTGCGACACCGACAGTCGCAGAAACCAATCCAGATACCTTCGACGTGAGCGTCGAGCAGTTGCCCGATGCTTCAGCAGCAACCGTGGTTGGCGCTTTGCCGAGGAACAATTCGAACAGGAAGTCTTCGAACTGGCTGATCTTCATCGAGAGCTCAACCTTCAGCTCCCCAGTTTCCACAGCCCAAGGAAACTTAGAGGATCCTCCCATCAACTCCACGAGAGATCCCTCAACGTTCAAAGATGAACCGTCGAGAACCTTCAGGATGCCATAGAATGCACCAGTGGTTCGGTTGTAGGGCGTTACGCTGTGAACTCCGTATATCCCGCGTGGATCTGACAATGCCATTTGATACTCCTTTTAGATTACGTTTTCTGTTTTCAGATTCTCAATGAACAGCTCGGGGATGTGGCTCAAGTCATCTCCGGCTTTGATTTCAAAATGGTATTCATTCTGGTGGATCAC